TAGGTACTCCCCCGTTAACGCCTTCACTGACAATGCAACTTCTTTCTGGTCAAACGAGGACAGTTACTTTCCTTCTTACTCTCAACCCGCTGAGTCGTATCTTCAGTGGAAGGTGGACTACGGGCAGGCATACTCGAAAGTCCTGCTTCGTTGCCCGTCTGGAACAGCGTACACCGGAACCGCCACTTTCTCTTACGTTGATGGTTCTGTCCTTGAGTCTGTCAGCACAGTATCAGTCTCTAGGGACTCTTCAGGGCAATACTTTGAGTTTCTCATCAACTCGCCGGAATCTCAAACCGAATGGAACGTTACGTTCTCTTCACCGACCGTGTCCATTCAGTCTGTCCGGGTGAGCGGAAATGTGACACTTCTGGAGACTCAGTCTTCCCCCTCCCCTAGGTCTACTCTTGTCATGTACCCGAGCAACTCCCTTCCCAAGTTCGTAGAGAACACGAGCGGAGAGAGAGTCCCTGCTTCCTATTGTGTTCTGGCAGAAGTTGACGTGAACTCAGCGTTTGAGGTTGAGAATGTTGAGGACTTAAGAACAATCATTCATCGTGACTATGCCCCAGTGGCAGACTGGCTAACGAAGCCGTTTGACTCAGACTTGATCAATCTTTATGAGCAAGTCTCAGGTTATTCCGCCCTCTGGATGGCACCCCCTCGCTGCATGGATCAGGAGTATGCAGGACTCACCAAGTACAAAGTTCAAGTAGAGGTATAAAAAATGACTCAGTATACTCCTTCGTTCAACGTAGAAAACTACGAACTTCGCGGATATACCAACCCCTTCCTAGACCAGACGCAGGTTGCTAAAGTCAATCAAGTCGAAAGTCGCGTCAACGGTCAGTTGGACTTTCTTGGGCAAATGCTCGGATGGAGTGGACTGAACTACTGGACAAATCTTGCCTCCACTGTTGACCAGAAACGCCAACTGCTGGGGGGGACTTTCGGCGTCTACAACAGTTACATTATCCCCCGAGTTTACGAGATACAGTCCTGGACGAATAAAATCATCATTTACCGAGACAGTTTGTTTCCGGCAACTGCTCAGTTCTCGGGTATTGACAAAGTCGTGCTCGGTGATAACGAGTACAACGTGCAGTCAGTGGAAGGTGACGGCCAGTTCGTAACTCTTTTCATCGGCGAGTTGGATGAAGAGTTTTTCACTTTGTTTGAGAGCGGCGAACCACTTCGAGTGTCGTACCCGTCAGCCCGCCCAGCACCTTTCTACCGGCCTTCCGCCGGAGTGTCCGGCGACTACTCCTTCACCTGCGGGTCAGAGACTGGGTCACTTGTTCTGTATCCTTCTTACGACACTGCTCACCAGTTCCCGGTCCGCTTTCCAGTCTTGTTCCTGGGTTCAACTTACTACTTCGACCGCCCAGTCTACCTCTCCCTTACCTCAACGTTGAGTCCGGACGTCACCCCGACTTACGACTCTGAGCAAGGGGTCTGGGTTCTGCAGGTCCCTGACAGTTTGGAGAACACTCTTGGAACCTCAGCGTTTCTAGCGTGGGCGAACTCTAACCCTGTGGAGTCTAGCAACTATTCCCTGGGTGTTGCCCTTCAGCAGTGGGTCGACCCTTCGGACTGGGGAAGCACCAGCGTGCTCTCCAACTTTGTTGGAACCTGGGGGAATAAGGGCGGCCCGCTGCCCTTCAACTTCGCCTTTGACTCTTTGTCCATCCACGGATTTGACGAAAGAAACTCTGTCTACCTGCCGAACTTTACTCGAGAGGTTAAGTTTGACGAACTGGTGGACTTCATTTACTATCAGAAAACGGTTGTCGCGCCAACCGCACCACCTGGAGCAGTGGCGGGAGACCTCTGGTGGAATGAAGAAACCGGTGCTCTTGCGGTTTGGATGCCCAGCACTGACGGTTGCAGTCAGTGGGTCGAGATTGACTACAATCAAGCACCGACCCAAGCACCTTCGGCGGAAGTCGTATTTGCCGATGTGGCGTCCTTTCGAGTCCAAGAGTCTTTGTTGCCGAGTGGAACAATCGCGCGAATCAATGACATCACGGGACTGACAACGGCAGACGGTATTATCAATCTGACTGGCACTGTGACTCAGCCGGGAATGTTGGTTCTCTACAAGAAAGAAAACTCACCTTACTGGATTCCAACTGAGTTCACCTTCTCCACGGTTTCCGAGTTCACGGCGAATGCCCGGATTCTCCCCTACAACACGTCCGTTGTCCTTGTTGATTCAACCGGTTTGTCTCCTCAAGGCGGTACGTTCAACGTAAGCAACCTCAGCATCACAATCTCAGGAAAATACCGAGTGCGTTTGCTGAAGAGATACACAAACACGACCTGGGAGATTTATCCCGACTCTTTCCTGAAGTATATCGCATTTTCTTCATTGTTTCAAACTCCGGCACAAGGAGAGATGTGGTGGGACTATCTCAACCCGGACCCCCAGATCCGGGCAGCGAGCATCTTCTACTCGTCTCCCTCCCCTATCTCCACCATTGGTATTCTGGATGCAGGTGAGGGATTGGTAGACGGTTTCTACCCCGGAGTTGATCTGGTGGCACTCTCAGGAAGTGGTGGACTTGCAACCGCAGACATAACAGTAGTTGGTGGTGAGGTCACGAGTGTCGCCTTGCAGAACCCTGGTGATCTTTACCAACTTGACGACACAGTTGGAGCAAACTCGCTCACGTTCCCCAACCTGGTCGGAGCAGTGTTTGAGGTTCTATCTACAGTTTCACAGAACTGGGTTCAACTCAACGCGCATTCCACGTCTGGTCCACCCTCTACGGCTCTCAACTTGGGGACCATTCTGTTCTACTGTGACGGCGTTCTCCTGCAGGACGGAGTGTCGTACATTACCGACGACTTTGAACTCACGTACACTTCCGACTCCGCGACAGGGAAGTACACAGTTGACTACAGACCCTACTCTTTCAAGTCCAAAGCACAACTGCCTCAAATCACAATCTCAGATTCCAACACGACGACTTACCGTCAAGACATCACGGATTTGGTGTTCAGCGGCATTCTCTACTACGCTAGTCCGAATGCCTACAACTCTGAGACACCGCTGAGATTATGGAAAGCACAGGCACTTCAGGCAGCGGAAACAGTTGCTCATCTTGAGGAAAACAACTACGCCAACCCCTTGCTAGCTGACCTCAACACCGGCCCTGGACCTGAGAACTGGGAGAAATACTTCGTTCGTTTGCCTCTAGATTACGGTAGAAACGAGGCAGTCTGGCAGAAAGTTGCTCTTGTTTGCCAAGACTTTGCAACTTACGGGTCCAGCATACTTCCGGAGCAGATGAGGTGCCCACCTGAGGATGACACTCCTGCCATCTATGAAGAGTTGTTCCTCTACGGTCAACCTGTCCCTGACTACACATACGTTTACTGCGAGTCCTACCTTTACTCAAACATTGCTTTCTTCAACTCAGGAGAAATCGGAACCTTCCGTAACTCGGGAGTCTTCCCTGCGTTTGACGTGGAGTTCGACGAGTTCACTGAGGCACAACTGAAAGAGTACGACCCCCTTCACTCAAGGCAGGCAGACGTCACCTCACTCGTGAACGCAGGGTACGGAAACTGGTTGGGTGAGTACGTAAACGTGAACCCCTGTCAAACTCTAACGGGACACCTCTTCACCGACCTCTTAGACGGTGGCGTGGAACCGGTTGCTGCCCCTGTGTGGGATGCTTCCATTTACAAGTTTGCTCCGACGTGTGAAAACGAGGCAGCGTCGTACAGCGTTGACGCCAACCACTACAAGGTGTCTTACGCTTACTTTATTGCTGACGCCAGTGCCGCTGAAGACGCCTTCTTTGACTTCAGTCAGGAAATAAGTTGGCGTTACCCTGTTGAGCAACCAAAAACCGGTTACATCCTTCCTGTTTGACGGGTAAAACCTAAAAAATGCCAAACCAATGACAACAACACGCAAACGGTCTTCCGGGTTCAACACGACCCCCGAGAGTGAGACTCTAGAACTCTCTGAGGAAATCAAAGAAGTTCTTCAGGGAGAACCCACCGAAGTGCTCGCACCGGAACCCGCACCCTTCGTGGAAGAAACTATTGTTCCCATGGAGGACTTCGCGTCTCGGTTCACGGAAGAACCCGAGGCACCCCCACCGCAACCTAAGAAGGCACCGGAACTTCAACCGGGACTCAAACGCCACCCTCGAAACGTTCCTAAGTTTTCCAGAACACGTTGAGCATGAAACCAAAACTTCGAAACACACCATTGGTTCAGAGTCTCGCCCGTCTTGAGCAGAGCGCAGACAAGAGCGACAAGTACGCAGGACTTCCTCCTGGGGGTCTTCGCGGTACCATTGTTGACGTGAATGACCCCGAAGAAAGGGGTCGTGTTCGCGTGGTGTTCGATGACCACAATCCTGACATCCCGCAAGTTACCGGGGCAGGTGACTGGTCAAAGTCTCGAGTTGGAACCGAACCGGACAAGTCTCACTGGATTGACACGTCCCCTGCGTTCAAAGGGAAGCAACCCCCTGGTCTGGTCGGAAAGCGAGTCAACATTGCTGCCTCTAACGGGCAGTATCAGTATGCCGTCCTGCAAGACGTCATGTATGACCCTCAACTTCTGGCAACAGACAAGAAGAATGACTTGAAGATGCCGGACAACTCGTCAATGACACGACTTCCGTGTTACCCAAGTGGATCGCTCCCTCCTGCCTCTGCTGAGAATGTTGGGTGTGTCATTGTGGAGACTGGCGGGTTTGACGGAATGGACTGGTTGACCGTCTGCCTCAACAGGGGAGGAGGATACAAGTGGGTCAACCTCATGGATCGACTCCACATTCACGACTCGCAGGCAAATGACAGCAGGGGTGACAAAGAGGGCACCGTAAACGACGATACTCATGCAACAACGTAATTATGGCAGTCCGTCGTCCCAGTATTTCATCGCCGACCTGGTTGTTTCAGGACTTTCTTTATCAAGAGACTTCCGAGGGGCAAGAGCGATACATCCAGGTGAAGTGGGACGGGAAGGTCTACGAGAGAACATCCTCCACATTTGACTACAGCAATCCCCCATTCTCAAACTCTATGCAGCGAGGTGGAAGCATCGTTGCTCAACTTGACTACACGGTCTCTGGGACTCTGGTGACAATAACATCTTGGTCTGTGAACTGGAGGGACGAGTGGCCGCTAAGACTCGCGGCAAACTATTTGCAAAACTGCCTGTACCCTTTGCAGAAACAGTTTGTGATTCGTGTCGCAGGGGGCGAGGTCTACAATCAGGCAGGTGAACCTGTCTCGGTTCCAGGGCACGACCCTTACGCATTCTGGGTGAGTGAGTGGTTCCAACCGATAACAAACGAACCAAACGAGTATCTATTCCGCTGAGGTCGCTGTGGCAATTCCTGCAATCAAAGAGATCACCGTACCAACAACTTCTACCGTGGTGTTGTGGTTTGATGGACCACTTGACGCCCGTGTTCCAGTTCCCGTGGAGAGTTTCACGGTCAACTACGGAAACTATGGGGTGTCCACCGTCAACTATGCCTCGGACACCATGGTTGTTCTGGCACTTGACTCGTTCCTGTCACCGTGGGACGAAGTCTTCGTGTCGTACGAACCCCCTCTGGACTTAAAACAGTGCCTCCGGGGTCCTCTTCCCCCAACAGCAAACGACGTTGTTGTCAAACGCAACGCAGTTCGTGCGTTCTACCGCGTACCTGGCAGAAATCTGCTTGCTCCTGACGAGAAGACCGACGGAACACAGACTCAGGCAAACCTGGGTCAAACAATCGGCGGTTACGGTTTCCCTTACCAGAATCGCTCGGGGGTAATGACCGAGCACAAGTCTGACCCTCGTTCTGCCAGTCCCGATGACTTCATCGTTGCTTATGGACTCAAGGAAGCGATTCAACTAACAAACATTGACGATGCTGCTGCTGCAACCGTCAACGTGGCAAAACTTCGCATGGCGATTCAGGACGCCAACTCGCTGATTGACTCGTACATCGAGCAATCCGGGAAGGCAGGAATGGTTCTCATTACGAGCAACCGCCGCCGTACTGCTCTGATTATTGCGCGATACTATCTTGACACGGTTCGCCGCCGCGAAGACGTCAAATCCGACTACGAGACTGCCCTGAAGCAACTTGCCGCAGAGATGGCAATGTCTGCTATTCGTGCCGGTAATGGTGACTCCGCGATTGACACCCCTCAAGGAATCATGCGCTCTTGGCGCATCCCCCAAAGATACAATGGTGTGTCCGGGAAGGGGTTCTCCGGATGGACAACAGACACTGGCGGAGACCAGAGTCCTGATTACCGGATTGGTTGGGGGGCAATCGGTCAAAACAATGACTTTCCAAACTGGGTCACAGGGTCCAACTTCGAGGATCTCTCCGGAGGAACACCGACTATCATGGAACCAACGGACTCAGGCGGTTACCGAGTCGACGGTAACAGCGGGTGGTCTAACTAAGGGTAAAAATAGTCATAAAGCAAACGTTCGGGTATGGCCTACAGTTTCCCACCCAACCCAACTATCAATCAAACCTACAGCAATAACGGGAGAACCTGGAAATGGAACGGGGTCACTTGGCAAGCCACAGTCGTCTCTACTCCAACTTCCGCCCCTGTTTACATTAGCGTTTCCCCACCGCCGAACCCTGTTCCGGGGTCTCTGTGGTACGATTCGAATAACTCAAATCTAAACATCTGGTATAAAGACCTGAACGGGGGTCAATGGGTTTCTGTGGTGCCATATCCTCAGGATACCATCGATCAGAACGGCGGAGTTTTCGAAGGACCAATCTACGCTCAATATGAGATTCCAAACAACCCTGCTGCATTTGTCACAAGTTCCTGGACACAGACTAACATGGTCCAGTACCTGGAACTTCAAGGGTACATGAAAGCAGGCAATGGAATCACTATAAGCGGGGATGGTGAAATCATTCAAATCGACTCTGGTATAGTCTCGTAACGCTATGTCTATTATCCTTCAGAATTTACGGAGCGTTACTCCCGGAGTCGTTCCTTCCGGTCTCGTCCCTGGCCAGCTGTGCTTCAACACCGTCGACGAAATCATGTTCGTCGGTGACGGGTCTGCTTATCAGACTTCATTCAGCGGGACACAATTACCTGCAACACCCGGGGAAGGGTGGTTCTCCATTCCCTTGAGCCTGCCAGGTCTCTCTGAGTTCTTCATCCAGAACCCCTCTCTCTACTCGCCCGCCCCTTTGGACGGCGAAGTTTTAGTATATTCTGCTTCTGTAGGTAAGCCAATCTGGCAGTCAAGCCCAGGTACTCCAACGGCTTACACCACTACCAACATTGCGGTAGAGGGCGCCCCAGGTGTTTCCACCTCTGCAAAAATTTCTAATGCTTTGGGTGTCACCCCCATTGAGGCGGACTCCGTCATTGTTTCCGGCACTCCGGGAGACACTTACCAGGGCTTCTACCAGTTTATCTCTGGTAACTGGACTTATGCGGCGGGTTATGCAGACCCAACCGCCCTGGAGGTGCCATACAATAACACCCTGTCAGGGCTGATTGCTACCACCGTTCAAGCAGCACTGGACGAGCTGGCCTCATCCAAGCTGGGAGCAGCGGTAAACACCCCGACCATCGGCCAAGTTCTGTCTTGGTCTGCCTCTGGTCCCCTGTGGGTAAACGAGACGGACGTTTATCCTACGGCCGCCCAAGTCTCATATGATAACGCCACCAGTGGCATTCCTGCGACAAATGTCCAGGATGCTCTTACTCTGGCGTGGCAAAGGGCTGGAGATGCTCTGCAGGAGGCAAACTCTGCGCAGGACGATGCAACTTCAGCTCAAGACACCGCCAACATTGCCTTAACCAACTCCAACACGGCACTCGTCAACTCGGTGAACGCCGTAAACGACGCCGGTGCCGCTCTAAACGTGGCAAACGCCGCCCTGCCTCGTGCAGGAGGAACAATGACCGGAGACATTTCATTCAACAACGGTCAACCCGTCGACGCTGGAACTTTCTAACCCCTAACAAAATGGCTGTAAACATTCTTCTCAAGCGTTCAGCAACTGCCAGCAAGCGTCCGGTTGGCGCTTCCATGGCGTTCGGTGAGCTGAACCTCAACTACGACGCTGCCACAGGTGGCCTCTATTACAAAAACAGTGACGGAAACGTTGTCAAGGTTGGGCCTTGCCAAGTCTCTGCCACCGCACCCAACTCTTCCCCTGCTGGTTCGTCTGGTAACTCCGCTGGTGAGTTCTGGTACGACACTTCCAGTAATACCCTTAAGGTGTTCAATGGCACTGCCTGGGTAGAGTCTGGTGGTTCTGTGGACTCCGTATCCGGGTCCGGTGCTATCACCGTTAATAACACTGATCCTCTTAACCCGGTTGTTGGCATCAGTGCTGCCTCGACAACCGCTCCCGGTGCTGTTCAACTCAACGACACCACATCTAGCTCCTCAACCACTGAGGCCCTCACAGCCAACCAAGGTCGCAACCTGCAAGAGCAGATCAACGCCCTGTCAGTCTCCAGCAACCTGACCCTTGCCGGCACTCTGGACGCCGCCACCGGCGACCTGGTAACGGTAACAACAGAAGGCGCTGCCCAAGGTTTTGCAGTTGGCGACCCCCTGCCTTCTCCTGCCGCCGGCAACGCTGAGTTCTTCGTTATTGCCACTGTCGGCGCTGCTTCCTACACACCTCCTGGTGGGTCAGCCGTTGAGGTTCACGTTGGCGACTGGTTCCTGTCCAGTGGCACTGTTTGGAACTTCCTGGACGTTGGCTTCCAGGCTGCTTACGCTTCCACCACCACTGCGGGCATCGTTCAACTCGCCACCAACGCAGAAGTTCAAGCTGGCGTCAATGACGACCACGCTATCGTTCCTGCCTCCTTGCAGAGCAAGCTCTCTGACAGCGTAAGCACAACCTCAAGCACAACCATTGCTTCAAGTACTGCCGCTAAGGCTGCTTACGACGCGGGCATTCAGGGTCAAACCGATGCCGCTGCTGCTCAAGCTGACGCTGATCAAGCTCTGCTGGATGCCGCTGCCGCTCAGGCAACTGCCGATCAGGCCGTTCTCGACGCTGCTGCTGCCCAGACAACCGCGAACCAAGCTGTTCTTAACGCTGCTGCTGCTCAGTCGTCCGCTAATGATGCTCAGGTCGACGCAACCCAAGCACTGTCCAACGCTGCTGCTGCTCAGGTAACCGCCGATGCTGCAATGCCAAGACTCGGTGGTACTTTTACGGGACCCGTAACTTTCTCGGGTGGACCTGACGCTGGTGGAGTTGACACCACTGGCACCCTTGTTCCTGGCTCCAACTACACCCTGGGAACTTATACCAACGTTGCTCTAACCGGGGGCACTGGGTCCGGAGCGGTTGCCGACATTACGGTAACTAACGGTCCTACCGGTGTTGTTTCCGGAGTGAGTATCGTCACCCCTGGCACCGTGTACGGTGCTGAGATGACACACGCCAGCAACCAAGGAACAACAACAATCACAGGGTCCGGAACAGGACTTCGTGTTGACTATAGCGCTCTAGAGGGTGTTCTAACCAACGTCCAGGTAACCACCTCATCCTTCGTCCCCAATCCTGGCGGATCCGGATATGCGGTTGGCGACACCGCCTATGTAAATGATGGTGGTTCGGCGGGAGACGGAGTAATTGAAATTACCTCCGTGACCTCTGCCGGTGGCGTAGTAACTGGTTTCAGCTTGGTTTCTTCCGGAGTTGGATACACTGTAGGTGACGCTCTGACCGGAGATGTTCCTGGTGGTTCCGGATGGGAAGTCCCCGTCACCGGAGTAACCGCTGGCAGTGCCATTACGACTGTCGATAGCGCATCAGAGTTTAACGGTCCCGTTACCTTTAACGTAACTCCAACCTTCAACGACCTCATTGGCGAGGCCTATAAGGTTACCTACCTTAACTTCTTCTCAGGCCTGGATTCCACAAACGTCCAAGAAGCCATTGACGAGATCGCAGCTGAGTACGTCCCCAACGCCTCCTTCACTGCCTCTGGCGACCTGCTGGTTGGTTCTGGTTCTGGAACCTATGCTGCTCTGCCTGCAGGTGCTGCTGACTACATCCTGGCTTCTGACGGTGCCGGCGGCCTGACTTGGGTTCCTCAATCTGAGGGTGACGTTACCGGGGTTACTGGTACCGCTCCCATCACTGTCGATAACACTGATCCCCAGAATCCAGTCATTGGCATCAGCGGTGCTAGCACGTTCGGTCCTGGTGCTGTTCAACTGAATGACACGGTTAACAGCACTTCGATCATCGAGGCTGCTACTGCCAACGCTGCTAAGACAGCTTACGACGCTGGTGTTCAAGGTCAGACTGACGCTGCCGCTGCTCAAGCAACCGCCGACGCCGCTCTGCCTAAGGCTGGCGGCACAATGACCGGGAACATTGTGTTCCAGGATGCCGGTGAAGGTGTCCAGTTTAACGGTGGCAGCGCAGTCTACGCCATTAGTGACAGCGTTTCTACAACTTCTTCAACAACTGCTGCCTCCAGCACGGCTGTTAAGGCTGCCTATGACGCTGCCATCGCTGCTCAAACCAACGGTCCTCTGACTTCGGACACGGTCCTCTACGTTAACGCCACCGACGGCAATAACGCCACTGCTGCCCGTGGCACTGACCGTCCTTTCGCCACTATTGCTGCTGCCATCGCTGCCGCTTCAGACGGTGACACCATTTTCCTGTCCGCCGGAACTTTCACTGAGAACTTCACAATCAACAAGGGTATTCACCTGGCTGGATGCTTTAGCGACCAAGCGACCTGGAGTGGAACTAAGATTGTTGGTAACGTAATTGTCAGTCTTGCCGGCGGCGTGACCCGCAACCTGGCGATCTCCGACATTTACTTCATCAGCGCAAACTCCACATCCCCAGTGTCTGTCACAGGGATGTCCCCTGGCGCTGGCGGTATCAACACTGTTACCAGGTGTATGTTCACCCAGGCTACCGTAACCGACACAGCGCAGTTCGCCTTCCAGACCTCCGGAACTTGGACTCGCTCGCTGTATCTGCGTGACTGCACCATCGACGGTAACTTCCGGCACAATGCTGGTACAGCTGCTGGCGCAAGTGGCTACATCGTGATTGACGGCCTGCAGGGTGTCGGTAACTCAAGCATGTACCACTCTGTTCTGACCGGAACCGTTGAGTATCGGAATCCCTCGAACACTCTTGCTTCAGTCCTTCAGACTGGTGGTGTCGTCCTGATTAACAATGCTTCCGCTGGTATTACTGCCAACGGTGCCGCAACTTCTGCCGTTTTCGGTGGAACCGGGTTCAGTTACAAAGGTTCCGCCGCCGCTGTTGGCGCCGGGACTGTCTACTTCCAGGGCGGAAGCAACCAAGGCACGGGCAAGGTTGACATTGGCGCCAACCTCATCTACGGTTGGACCAATCTTACAATCGATCCTGCCAACTTGACTGTCAACGGTTCTGCCGTTGCCTACACCACTGCTGTGCCTTCCGCTGCTAATGCTCAAGCAATCACTCAGCAGCGCCCCCGCTTCGACCTGCTCAAAGCAACCAGTTCGGTCTCTGCTGCCAACCAACTCGGAACGGTGATTGACTCTTCCACTGGAACTGTCTACTCCGTGACCGCTTACGACGCTGGCACATTCTGAGTTCTGGCAACTTGCTTTACGGGGGAGGCTTCGGCCTCCCTCTTTTTGTAACCGGGTAAAACCGTTTTACAAGCCATTTAAATCTTTAACTCTGTAATAGCATGGCACTGAATTTTCTTCTGAAGCGGTCTGGGACTGCCTCCAAGCGACCGGTTGCTGCAAGCATGGCACTCGGCGAGTTGGATCTAAACTACGATGCTTCGACAGGCGGTGTGTACTATAAGGACTCTGCAGGTAATGTGGTTAAGGTGGGTCCTTGCCAGGTATCTTCCACAGCCCCTAACGCCACTCCCTCAGGTTCTGCCGGGAACTCCACAGGTGAGTTCTGGTATGACACTGCCAACTCCGAACTCAAGCTCTGGAGTGGGTCAGCATGGGTTTCTGCGACTCCTGCCGCAGCTGGTGTTGAAGGAGTCACCGGAACTTCGCCCGTTTCAGTTGACAACACTGACCCCCAGAACCCCGTAATCTCGGTTGATTCTGCTTCTACCTCTGCTCCGGGCGTTGTTCAACTCAACGACACAACCACCAGCACTTCGACCACACAGGCACTCACTGCCAACCAGGGTTACAACTTGCAACAGCAAATTGATGCTCTTGTTGTAACCAGCAACCTGACTCTTGCTGGAACCTTTAACGCAGACACAGGCCTTGTAGACAGCGTTACCATCGCTGGTACTGCTGCCGGGTTCGTCGTGGGTTCGGTACTGCCTTCTCCTGCAACTGGCAATGAAGATCACTTTGTGATCGTGGACGTTACCGGAAGCACCGGTCCTTCGGGCACACCTCCTTACCACGTTGGCGACTGGTTCCTTTCTGACGGAACTGCGTGGAACTTCCTCAACGTTGGTTACCAGCCTCCGTCTGCCAGCACGACTCAAGAAGGTGTCGTGCAACTGGCAACAGACGCCGAGGTGCAGGCAGGAGTAAACACGGACCGTGCTGTCGTGCCTTCTTCCCTTCAAAGCAAACTCTCTGATAGCACTTCTACAACGTCCTCAACTACCATTGCTTCAAGCACTGCGGTGAAAGCAGCGTATGATGCCGGTGTACAAGGGCAAACGGACGCCGCTGCCGCACAGGCAGACGCAGACCAGGCACTGTTGGATGCTGCGGCTGCTCAGGGTGATGCTACTCAGGCACTGGCAGATGCCGTTGCCGCACAAGCAGATGCGGACCAAGCGCTGCTGGATGCCGCCGCCGCCGCTGCCGCTGCCGGATCTGCGGTACCTGACTCTTCTTACACTGCTATTGGTGACATCCTTGCTGGAACAGGGTCAGGCACCTACTCTGCTCTAACGTTGGGGTCTGATGGCCAGGTCTTAACGGCAGACTCCGCTTGCGCTTCAGGGGTGAAGTGGGCTGCCGGAGGTGGCGGAGGTAGCTCTCCTGCTACGCCAACCGTTGCAGGCATTGTTCTTGGGTACACGGACGCAACTAACGTTAGCGCCGCCCTAGGTTCAAACGCCCTATTGTCCTCCGGTCCAACTGCCGGAGCAAACGTTGCCGTAGGTGCGGACGCCCTTACCTGTTTAATTTCTGGTTTTGGCAATGTCGCCGTAGGGTACGGGTCCCTTTTCGTGAGTGACAACAGTCAGTCAAACGTGTCGATCGGTACGGGGTCCATGTCCCAAACCACGACCGGATCACACAACGTGGGGATAGGCACTATGGCGCTATCCGCAATCTGCACCTCTTGCAATAACGTTTCCGTTGGTGATTGTTCAATGTACGCTGCGGGTGCAGGGGACGGAAACGTTGCACTTGGTGCTCACACACTTTGCATGACATCCGGGTGCAACAACGTTGCGGTAGGTGTCTTCTCATCCTGCGCGAGTAATTCAGGTGACCGAAACGTTACAATCGGACCTGAGACACAAGTTGCCAGTAACTCAGGGTCTTGCCAACTGGCCATTGGATTCTCTGCCATTGACAACTGGCTCACCGGGGATAGCACCAAAGCAATCAAACCGGGTGCTGGCATCATCGACTGCGCAGGGTCCTGCGGAACTGCTGGTCAGGTTCTTATGAGTAATGGCGCTAATGCCATTTGCTGGGGTGCTGCAGGGGGTGCTTCTCCTGCTACACCGACCGTGGCTGGTTTACTTCCCGGTTGTGACGACGGTGTAAACTTCGTTTCTGCAGTTGGCAACAGTGCACTCCTTTCTCTGGCCGGTGGTACTCGCAACACGGCCCTCGGGATTAACGCCGGGTGTTCCATCACCACTGGATCCTGCAACGTGGCTATTGGATCTTTCGCCCTTTGCTCAGTTACCACCACAGCCTCAGGAACGGCGGTAGGTCACTGTGCTTTATTGTTGACTACGGGAGATAGCAACACTGCCGTTGGGGAACGGGCCGGAAGGTGCATAACTACAGGTGTGCTCAACACAGCGGTTGGCAGAACCTCCTTAGAATTCACTTGTGGAGGAAACTACAACTCCGGTGTAGGGGTTAGTGCTCTCCGTAACGCCTGTGGAAGCTGTAATGCTGCCCTAGGGTACCAGGCCGGATTCAGGTCTGATTGTGACAACAACGTTTTCCTAGGTGTTAACGCAGGTTTTAACTCACTTACGGGGGCCAACAACATATTCCTTGGACACAACGCAGGGAGCAGTCTTGTGGCCGGGAACCGCAACGTCATCATCGGGTCCGGTGTTGACCCAGGTGTTGACTCTAGTTGCTGTTTGATGATCGGTTCCGGACTCTTCAACTGGCTCCTTGGCAACTCAACTGGCGCCATCAAACCCTCAGCCGGTGTTATCGACTGCGCAGGGTCCTGCGGAACTGCCGGCCAAGTGCTCATGAGCAACGGTGCTAATGCCATTTGTTGGGGTACTGCCGGAGGCGCTTCCCCGGCTACTCCCACCGTGGCTGGAACAGTGCTAGGGCTTACTTGTGCTCCTCTGTTTGTGACGGCCTTAGGGAACTGTGCTTATTCGGGACTACTGGCAAGTGGTTCAAGCTCGGATAACGTAGCCCTAGGTCCCTGGACATTCCGAAACTCCTCCGGAACGCACTTGAACAACGTGGCTGTAGGTTCGACTGCAATGCAATGCACTGTTGGCGCATTACAGAACGTTGCTATTGGTACTGGTGCTCTTTGTCAGGTTACAGGTTGCAACAACGTTTCCGTTGGTTTTGCCACAGCGCGATTTGCGCTGGGGGCGAACTGCAATGTTCTTCTTGGGACTTTCGCAGGATGCGAGTTAGATACAGGAACAAACAACGTTTTGATTGGCTTCGGCACAGGTGGTGCTACTCCCCTGGGCATCGCACTAATTAACACACAAGCCAACCGGATTATCGTAGGCAACAACAACCACACTTGCGCTCAAGTCAAGATCGCTTGGACGGTAACCTCAGACGTTCGGGACAAGGCAATAGACTCAGCAGGAGTTCCCTACGGTCTGGAGTTCATCAACCAGGTTGACCCGATTGCCTACCGCTGGTGTGATCGTGACACCAATGAGATCACTGATGAGCGCCTCCGTTACGGATTCAGTGCTCAGAACTTGCTGGCACTGGAGACTGAGACGCCGGAAGGAGTCATCATTAGCGACGACGACCCTGACCGTCTCCAACTGACAGACCAGTACCTGCTCCCTGTTCTCGTTAACGCAATCAAGGAACTCTCAGCGAAGAACGACGCACTTGAGGCGAGACTTGCCGCTCTCGAAGGAAACTAAAGGAAACAGGGGAGGGAAACCTCCCCTTTCTCGTGGGCGGGTAAAACCACTCATCGACTGGAAGCAACTTGGAACTTTCGACAATCACTAGAATCGAGCAGTTTCTGTGCGACGCACTGATTGCGAGTCCCTTGATTCCGCTAGGTGTCAACGTGCTTCGACTCGCGGACGTTCTCGACAAGGAAGGTGTCGTCAGTCAGACAAACAACATCGTGGTCCGGTACACCGGTGCAAGCAACACCGTGAAGAGCCGGATCCCGATGGTGTTCGAACGAACGATGCGGTTCGAGTTGAACTTCTCGTGTCAGAACTATCTAACTTCCTCAGGACATGACTTCGCAACTCAGTTGCTCTCGGGTGCCTTCATCACACTGAATGGGAGTGTTCCGGGGGGTGCCTATGTCCAGGTCATAGAACCATTTGTCTGTGCCAGCGAGGACTTTACCGGTCTAACCGAGGAATCTCAGTACACGTACACGCAAGTCTACCAGTTGCAAATCGAAGAGGCGATGCCTTACGTTGCCCTGGACCCCTGCGTTCAGCGAGGAGACTGCCGCCAAGTGTTTCCAACTGCGGGTGTTGACACCAAGTTACCGCTCGGGGGAGTTCTGGACCAGGCAACCGGAAGCATCTACGTTCCCTCCTACAACTTCGACGACTGTGAGGGTTACCCGGAGGAAGACTTCGACTCTTGCTCAGGTGTTCGCTGGAGCAACGAGTTGACGCAAAGTGGGGACTGGGTCTTCATCGCCAACCCGGACTGTGTCTTCCTGGAGGACCCTCTTAGCAAACCCATTTACTTCCTCTCTAACAATAACTACACGGAAGACGGTCGCCTTGTGGTGACAATGTTTGACGCCAACACCAACGAACCAATCAAAGAGGTGTTCTTCTGCGACACTGGTAGGAAGTTGGCACGATACGCGGTTGAACTCTGGGCAGACACCGTGAACAAAGTCGGTCCTATTTCAAGCAAGGCAACAAAGGACGCCTCCTGGTTCCAGAGTCTAAACTATGGTGAGTTTGCTGTGGTGACTGGTGGTTTCCAGTTCCTCTTCGTGGACCCACTCAATCCGAGTGCGCCTCAGTTGTCTCTGGACGGCGGGGGACTCATCGGTGTTCAACCGCAGACTTTCATTCAAACGCCGAAAGGACGATTTTACTACGTTGGACAGTCACCTCAAGGGAAAGGTTGGATGCTCGAAGGAACCTTTGAACTCGCTTCAATCAACTCTCTCTGGAGACTTGGTTGCCTGCCCTGTACAACTGGCGAAAACGCCCCTCACAGTACCTTCTGATGAATAGTTCACAGAGTCTCTGGCAGAGTTACCACGCGGCAATGCGTGCGGGTAACATTGATCTAGCGAAGCGTATCCTTCGCTCCTTGCAAAAGTACACCGGAAACCCACCCCCGCCACGGGGTGGTTGTGTTAAATGCCGACGGAGGTTCACCTAATGCCTGAAGACACCGCCAAGGAAAACGTAATCAAGCAGAAAGAGATGCTTGCTGCGGAATCACTCATCGTCGCAAATGAAGCGATTGGACTTCTTCAAGATCAAATGTCCGAGTGCTCTACTCGTGACCTCGTTCAGATCTTCTCTGCCGCAGTCAAGGCACACCGCGAAATCACAGACGACATCGTGATGCTCTCCGTCAAGGAGAAACCCTCGGAGGAAACTTTGGCACGAGAGTACGACGGAAAAGTGGAAGAACTGCTGAAACGAATCAAGAACTTCTGACATGCTCCAACCAACTATCACGAAAGCAAGTCAACTCGACGAGAAAAGCACCTGGCGAAAGTACGTCAATGGACTCAAGGAACTCATGCTTCTGGAGGCACCCGCCTCAGTTATTGAGGAGTTCCGGTACAAGGGTGCTCGGGATTGCTTCCTGGCATTCTGCGACATCATGAAGAAAGGCGATCTTAAGGTGGTCGCCTTCCACGAAATCATTGCATCTGCATTTGAGGATGTTGCAAACAAGAGGTATCGCCGATTGATTATCTCGTGCCCACCTCGTTCAGGAAAGTCGATGCTATCAACCATGTTCATTGCATGGTTGCTTGGGCGAGATCAACAGACCCAGCACATCATTGCGTCATACGGGCAAGCACTGTCCGGCAAGTTCCACAAGGACGTGATGGGTTGGTTAAAAATGCCGGAGTTTCAAAAGATATTTCCGGAATGGAAAGGATTCGCTCGAGACTCTAAATACGAGATGCTCGGTGGCGGGTACATCCTGGCGACCTCTGTCGGGGGTGTGCTGACTGGATTCACTGCCGGAACCACAAACATTGACAGTCCGGGTGTCGGTGCGACATTGATTGACGATCCCCTCAAATCATCGGACTCGAAAGCAGCGATTGAAGGAGTGGAGACATGGTGGGCAGAGGAATGCTCGACCCGCCGAACCAACAACTACTGCCAGGTTGTTATCGCCACACGATTCCACGAACGAGACCTGCACGGTGTTCTACTAGATGCCGACGGAATCTACGACCCGGACGAGAATCCATTCGGGTGGAGATGGTTGAACATTTGCGGAATCATCGAGACACCTGAGCAGGCAGAAAACGACCCCCTGGAGCGAGAGATCGGAGAGACTCACTGGCCGTCTAACCCTGCATTCACGCAAGAGGTGATGATAGCACAGAAAAAAACCATGGGTTCGTTCGCCTTCTCTGCTCTGTACCAAGGAACTCCGGTGTCAGCGGAGGGTCAGATCGTCAAGGAGGACTGGATCACCCGTCTCCCTAAAGAGGAGTGTCCCGGATTTGACTTCACCTGGATGGCGGTGGACTGCGCATTCTCTGAGAAAGAAATGGCGGACGAGACTGCGATTTGTGTCGCATCAATCTCCCACCGATTCCCGGGGATCGTCTATGTTCAGGAGATTATCACCGGTCGCCTAAGTTTCCCGGACCTGATTGAGAAGGTCAAGGTTCTGTACGCACAAAGGGACGCCAAGGTGCTCTGCATTGAAAAGGCAGCATCTGGGCAATCTCTGATTCAAATGCTTAAGAAAGAGGCGAAGATTCCGATTGAGGAAATGAAACCTCTCAAGTCTAAGACGATTCGTCTTCAGGCGGTTGCACCGTTGCTTGAGTTTAACCGGTGCCGATTTGTCGAGGGCGACTGGATTGATCCGTTCATTCGCGAGTTGACGACGTTTCCTTACGTCAAGCACGATGACAGAACGGACTCGTTCACCTGGGCATTGACGTACTACGCGATGAAACTGGACAAGGTTGACAAGGGTCTGCAAGACTCTATCATTCAGAACAAACGTTTCGTTGGAGAACTGACTCGTGCAGGCATGAACGATAAGAACGTCTTTCCTAACCTGTCAAACAGACGTTTACGTATTCACCCGTCCGACCATAATTTCAATGACCCTGATTACGACCCAACCACCGGAGAGGCAGACCCTCGCTCGCACTTCCTCCGGGGTGTTCGCAGTGGGCAAAGAAACATCGGGTGGGACCTTAACTTGTGACTGGCGATTGGTAACCGCCCTAAAAGTTGCTGTTGTTCTCAACAGATTACCATGGCAAATTCACCGATTGACAAGAACCCTGAGATCATGCAGGAGCAGTTCGGCACCCGAGTGCTGATCACTGACCTTGCCGCTGACAAGTACCTCGAGAAGTCCGCCAAGCACGGCACCGAGCGCTACTCACGATGGTGTGGCGGGAGGGGAGGGTTTGATGACTTTGCAGAGCGACTACATTGATTGGATGCTGGAGAAAGACACCTGGTGGACAATGTGAGTGCGCCGGGTAAAAACAAGGGTCGGTTGCAGTCCTCCAATGCCCGATCTTATTTCTCAAGGGGGTGAGTGCTATGTAAGGATTCAAAGCAGCGAAGCGTATGATCTACCCACCGACTGTCAACTCCCCCTTAAACACATGCTCACCTCAAAGGAAAAGCGCAAGTCCCGTCGCGCAGAGAATGCCCAGATGCTAGAACAATCCTACTCCAAGGGGATGGATGTTCAACCACCCAAGTTCCTGACTTGGCGCCAAGAAGAACTCTGGAATACGCTCAAGCGCAACACTGTTACCATTGCTTCCGGTCATGCCGGAACTGGCAAGACTCTAATCGCACTTCACTACGGACTCTTCGGAATCGCCCAAGGGCAGTTTGATAAAGTCTATTATGTTCGCAGTGATGTTGGCGTTGAGTTTCAACGTGGTCGAGGCGCCCTTCCTGGTGATCTCTCTGAGAAGATCGCTCCTTTAATCGCACCAGTCCTAGACAACCTGCCCTGCATCATGCGCTCCCAAGGCGCAGCAGAATACCTTCTCAACAAAAAGATCATTGAGCCAGTCCTGCTCGAGGACATTC